CTGCGTCGCACTCGGTGGCGACGATGACGCCGGCCCTGGCCGCGATCGTCGACTCGGCGCGTTGGGATTGACGCGACGGTGAAGGCGACCGCGTAGGGCGGCCGGGCGTTGGCCGCGGCGGATGCGGCCGCTGTTCATTCTAAGGGGGATCGGCGAGGCGCGTCGGCGGGGCTCCTGGCGCGTTTACGCCGCTAAGGCTTCGCCGCGCCCCACAGCCGGGCGAAATTGGCCGCGAAACCGGCGCAGGCGCCACTCCCGCGAACGATCACCAGGTCGTTGTCCTGGCGCTTCTCACCCGAGGCGCTGAAATTGGCCGCGCCACTGCGCAGGGTCAAGCCGTCGACGCAGTAGGATTTCAGGTGCATCAGGTCGCCGGGCGGCTTGACGCGCAGCGCCGCACCGGAGGCGGCGAGCCTGGCGATCTCGGTTGCGGAGCCGTAGCCCTCGGTCGAACTCTCGCGCCAGATCCGCACCCTGACGCCGCGCGCGGCGGCGTTGGTCAGCGCGTCGATCACCGCGAAGTCGGTCAGCACATAGGCCGCCATGTCGATCGTCTCGCCCGCCGCGTCGATCAGCTCGACGTCGAGCCGCTCGAGGTTCTCGGCCGGGGCGTAGTGGATCTCGACGACAGCGGCAGGCGCCGCCGCATAGACAGTCGGCCGCGGCAGGTCCCGGTCGATCGCTAGCGCCGCCAGCGCGAGGATCGCCACTGCTGCTGCGGCGATCATTGGCCGCCCTTGCATCGTCTCTCCTCCCCGTCGATCGTCGCGCTGGAGCGCCAGCGACGCAACCTTCGGGTTGTATAGCTGCTCCGCTTCGCGCGCGCGCTCAATCAAAATCTGTGGGCTGATTTTCTTGGGAGACAAGCGGTTTTTATAGGCCAAATTTCAGCCCACACATACCGTAAGCGATTGATTTATAATCATAACGGCAGGCCCTCCTCTCCTGCCAGAGCCTAACTCTGCGTTGAATTTGTTGGGTTTTCTGCCTGCTTTTCTCCCACATGCCGGATCGGCAAAAACTGTGGGATGATTTCTTCCGTCGATTCGCCCTTCGGGATCATCAAGTGCATGGCGCTTCCGGCGAGCTTCTTCTGACGCGCTGAGCGGGTGTAGAGGACGGCTTGCTTCGCATCCTCCCAGCCGAAGATCGCCATCAACTGCGCCTCGGTCGCGCCATTCTCGGCGGCGACGCTCGCGCCCGCCTTGCGGACGCCATGCGCAGAACAATGCGGCAGGCCGGCCGCGACGCACCAATCCTTGACCTTGTTCGCCGCGCCCTTGATCGAGAAGGGATGCCCGAACTCGGTGACGAGAAGCGTTGAATCGCCGGTCGGCGACTGATCGATGATCTGTTGCAGTTCGGGCAGCACGGGCACGCGGATGATCTTGGGCGCGCGGCGGCGGTTCTTGTGCTGCGGAAGCTCCAGCCAACCATCTCGGATGTGTTGCTTGCCGACCTGTCGGAGGTCGGAAACGCGAAGGCCGGTGAACGCCATCAGCGCCAGCGCCAGGCGCGCCTTGGTTCCGATCGGGTGTTTGGCCTCGAATTGGCGGACTTCGTCGGGCGTCCAGGCGTGGAAGCCCTTGCGCGGGACTTTCAGCTTTTTGACCTTCTCAAGCGGGTTCGATTCGGCAAGCCGCGCCTCGACCGCCCAGTCGAAAACCATCTTGAGATAGCGCAGCCGTTTGTTGGCCGCGTTGGGGAGCGCCGCCTTGCGGTCCCGCAGCACAACGGCATGGCGCGGCGTGAAGCTCTTGACCGGGCAATCCTCGAACAGCAGCGGGTTGTCGGGCGCCAGCTGTTCCTTGAGCACGCCCTCGATGACGCCGCGTTTGTCGGATTGGGTCAGCGGATCGGCGGCCACGTAATCCGAAGCCCGCCGGTAATATTCATCGACCAGCGCCCGCAGCGAGCCAGTGGCGGCCTTCCGCCGCTTTGTCGTGCCATCGTCCACCGGCGCCGACTGGCCGGTTTTCGCGCTGGCGTAGGCCCGCCAGAAGGCGTCCGAGCCGAACGGCGTCGGCAGGTCGCGCGCAGGCGACCCAGGAGCGCGATAGCGAAGGCGGAGTCTTCCGTCGCGCTGCGTGTCTTGAATCACGTATCGGGGCAGGCCGGATCGCTTCACCGTCTACCTTTTCACGCGACCCGTGAGAAGGGGTCGTTGGGTTCGGCGGCATCAAACAACCGGTCAAGAGCGCGGTCAAGTTGACGGCGGTCCCAGATGATCCGGCCGTCGAGCCGCGCGCCCTTGGGCATCCGGCCGTCGTCGACCAGGCGGTAGAAGAGCGACGGGCCGACGCCGATATAGGTCGCGGCGTCGTCGCGACTCAATCCGCGCGGTTCGACATTGTTGCGGATGACGGCGCGGGTCATATCAGAGCGCCTCAAGATCCGGTTTGAAAAACCCGAGTTTCCCACGGCAGGGGCGGAAGGGCAGCGTGTGAGCGTTGCACAGCACGAAGGCGTAGGGGCCTTCGAACCAAGGCGAACAGGACTCGGTGACGCAGTCGACGATCTCGGCCTCGCCGACGATTCCGCCGCGCAGCAGGTCGTCGAGGCTCGCCGGCGCGGCGACGCCGGCGTCGCGCGCCCATTCGGCGCAATCGAGCAACGCCTCGTGCGCCGGCCCTTCGAACGACAGGCCGGCGTGAATGAGAACCCGGCCGCGATGGCGGGTCGGCCACGAGCGGTTCTCGACGTCTTTGCCGGCGTAGAGGATCGCCCACGCCCAGGGTTGGCGGATCGACAGGGCGAGCGGGGCGGTCATCGGACGGCCTCACAAATTGGCTCGTTGGCGACCCGGCCCAAGGGGTCCACGTGGCAGGGCGAGCAATCGGGGCAGTCCTCGTTGAGTGGCTTGCCGGCTGCTGCGTGCTTCGCGCAGAGATGGCAAAAACAGGCTAAGTTTCGGCCGCGAAGGTCGTCGAGATCGCGACCGCCAAGCCATTTGCGGCCGAGAGGAAGATTGGCGGCGAAAGCGTCGACTGCATCCTGCGCGTCGGCGATGAAGACGGTCCCGATGCGGTAGGGGTTTCCCCACTTTCCCGGCCGCGCACAGTTGACCGCCGGCAGCCCATTGATTGCGCGCGACCAGGCCTGCAGGTCGAAGCCCTTCCGGCGGGAGAGTTGAAGGCGGACGGGGCGGACGGCGGTCATAGCTCGGGGTTCCTTTCGGCGAGGCCGCAGGCGAGGCAGGCGCGGTAGAGCAGGTCGTAGACGCCGCGGCGCGTGCGATGGTGGCCGGTGGCGAGGGCGACGATCGCTGTCTCGTCCTCGCCGGCGACCGCCCCGTTGACCGTGGCGTCATCGCAGGTCAGCCGGCCCTTGCGCCAGGCGGCGCGAAACGCGCCGGCGAAGGGCGGCGTCTTGGTCATCACGACGGCGTAGTCGGCCGTCCCGTCGAGATGGGTCTTGACGTTGGCGATCTCCATCAGGCCGATGCGCCGGGCGCGCGATTCGTCGCCGCCGGGGAGGAGTTCGAAGGTGACGCGGATCATCGGACGAACGCCCGGCGCGCGAGCTGGGCCCACGCGTAGATGTGGAGCAGGAAACCCCTGGCGACCGGGATCGCCATCACCGGGTGTTCGACGCCTTCCCAGGTGATCACGCCGGCGAGATAGCCGTCGACCTCATGGGCGCCGCCGACCTTGCGGATCGGGTCGCCATAGGCGATCGCTGGGGCGGCGCGTCGGTGAGACTCCGTCTGAGGGGCAGCGCCTGACTCTTCTTCTATCCTCATGGCGACGCGCACTTTCCGTGCCGCCTCTTCCTTGCTCGGGTCGACGAAGTGGTGTGCGGCCGCCGCGCGTTCGCGCATGCGAGCGCGGTCGCGGCGGATGGCGTCGAATTGTTCGGCGTCACTTTCGCGCTCGCCGCTCAAGGCTTCGTCGCGCTCGCGCTCGGCGTCGCGGGCGCGGACGAGCAGGCGGTTGTTGGCCGCCTGAAGGTCGCGATTCTGGCGCTCGAGTTCGGCAACCCGGAATGAGGTCGTCTCGTCGATCGGCAGGGCGCGGATCGCGGCGGCGCTCACCTGATGAAACTCCATCTCGAAGGCGTCGGGCGTGTTGATCGCGCGTTGGTCGTGCCACTCGGCCGCCATTTCGCGCATGTCGTGAGCGTCCATCACACGGCCTCCTTGAACAGCGGGCCGTCGTCGACCGCGCGGGCGCGCCGCGGCGCGGCGACCTGGTCGGCGACGTAATTGGCGGCGACCAGCGCGGCGGCGACCGGCGGCGAGACGGAATTGCCGCACATGCGGATCTGCGCGCTCTGCGTCAGCGCGGCGCCGTCGGCGCCGGCGGCGATCTGATAGGAGTCGGGGAAGCCCTGGGCGCGAAACAGCTCGCGGGGCGTCAGCATCCGCATGCCGATGTCGGCGATCTGATAGGTCTCGCCGGGGATCGTCACCAGGCCGAAGTGCGCATGGCAAGACACCGTGTGCAGCGGCTCGCCGGCGGCTTGGTCGGTGCCGCCCTCGCCGTAATACTTGACCAGGAAGGCGCGGACGTCGGCGGAATGGCAGCCCTGCGCGGTGACGGTCGGATGCGGCGCGTCGGGCGCGCTGGCGCGGCGGTCGGATCCTTTGAGGCTGAGCAGCCCGGCCGAAACGACCGCCTGCGTGCAGCCCTTCTGGACGATCGTCGACACCGGCTCGCTCGCCGCGTGGCCGACCATGTCGGTGTTGTGCTGGGCGAGGAAGGCGGCGACGAGATGGAGATGCGCGCCGCCCGACGTGACGGTGTGGGTCGGCTCGTCGGCGCCGTTGAACGGCTTCTGCGAATTGCGCATCGTCATCAGGTGCGCCGCGACGACGCCGATCGGCGGCGCGCCGCCGGGCCGCTTGCGAAAGCTGTTGGCGGTCACCGTCGGCGCCGGGTCGTCGAGGTCGGCGCCGACGCTGTTGGAGTTAAACTTGGTCAAGAACGGCGCGACGACCGCATTCGTGTCCTTGCGCGACGCCGTGACGGCGTGCAGCGGCTCGCTACCGGCGCGGCTCGCGCCGCCGTGCTGGCCGTAGGTGACGATGAACGGCTCCGCGGCGTCGAGCACGTAGCGCTTCACGCCTTTGGCGATGCGCGCCATGGTCGCGTCGGCGAGCGGGCGCTTGACGCCGAGCGCGCGGGCCGCGTCGCGGTCGAGGAAGATCGACGGGCAGGGCAGCGACCAGTCGATGATCTCGGCCGCTGTGCGCCACGGCTTCAGCTTGCCGGATTTGACATCGGCGGACTTCGGATCGCCGTGCGTCGGCTCCGGCCAGACGATCTTGCGCCCGTCGCAGCGGGCGACGAGGAACAGCCGCTTGCGGATCGTCGGCGCGCCATAGTCGCAGGCGCGAAGCTCGCGATGCTCGACGCGATAGCCGAGGCGCGTCAGCTCGCCGAGCCAACGCTTGAACGTCTCGCCCTTGCGCTCCGGGCAGGGGCGGTTGTCTTCGGCGAGCGGGCCCCAGGTGCTGAATTCCTCGACGTTCTCGAGGCAGATGACGCGCGGCCTGACCTGGCGCGCCCAGCGCACGACGACCCACGCGAGGTCGCGAATATTGCGCGCCACCGGCTTGCCGCCCTTGGCCTTGGAGAAGTGCTTGCAGTCCGGCGACGCCCACAGCAGGCCGACCGGCCGGCCGCCGCACACGGCGAGGGGATCGACCCGCCACACGTTGTGCGGCAGGTGCAGCGTCTCCGGGTGATTGGCGGCGTGCATCGACAGCGCGACGGCGTCGTGATTGATCGCGACGTCGGGCGCCCGACCGAGCGCCAGCGCGATGCCGAGCGATGCGCCGCCGCCGCCGGCGAAGGAGTCGACGATGATCTCGGCGGGCATGCCGGCGCCTCGGGCGGTCAAAACGGGATGTCGTCGTCGAGATCGCCGCCGGCGGCCGGCCCGCTGGCCGTCGCGCCGGCGCGCGGCGCCGAGCGGGTTGCGCCGTAGTCGCCTTCGTTCGGCGGCGGGCGGTCGGCCTTGTCGAGCCCCAACAGCGTTCCGCGGAACTGGGCGAGCACGATCTCGGTCGTGTACTTGTCGACGCCGGCCTGGTCGGTCCATTTGCGCGTGTGCAGTTCGCCCTCGACGTAGGCCCGCGAGCCCTTCTTGAGATATTGCTCGGCGAAGGCGACCAGCGGCTCGTTGAAGACGACGACGTTGTGCCACTCGGTGCGCTCCTTGCGCTCGCCGGTGGCCTTGTCTTTCCAGGATTCGGACGTCGCGATCGAGAAGGTCGCGACCTTGTTTCCGGAATTGGTGACGGTGACCTTCGGATCCTTGCCGAGGTTGCCGATCAGCATCGCCTTGTTGAGCGCAGCCATGTCATGTCCTCGTGCGATAGAAGCTGGCGCCGCCGGCGGCGGTGAGCGACGCGCCGAGAGCGCGGGCGCCGGACGGATTGAGTTTGAGCGTGAAGCTTTCGATGCCGGACTCGACGATCAGGCGGACTTCGTCGCCGAGGCGCTTGACGGCGACGTCGGCCGGCAGACCGTCGTCGCCGCCGTCGCCTCCCGCCGCAGCGGCGGTTTTGGCGGGCGGCCGCCGGTCGCCCTCGCCGGTCGCCTCGGTGGCAGGCGTGGGCGCGGCGAGGGCTTCGAAGCGGATCATCAGTGCGCCTTCGCCGGCGCGAGCCGCGACTTGGCGCGCATCTTCTGGACGGCGTTGGACGCCTTGAGAGCGGCGTCGTTGATAACAGCCCGGGCGTTCTCAACTTCGGTTTCGTAGGGCCTGAATCTGCGTACGCAGGCGGCGCGGAAGCGGGCGACAAGCGCCTTCGACCCGAAGGCGTGAATGTCGTGGCGCGGAATGATCTGCAGCCGCTGGCTGGCATAACTGCGCCATCGGTGCGTGTACGTCACCAGCGCATATTCGGGCGTGGCGAAGACGATGCGGTCGAGCGACCATTCCGCCGGCGGGGCGTTATATCCGACGCGGCAGGTGTGCAGCGCCCAGTCGCCGGCGACGAGCGCGCCAGCCTCGGTTTTCGGTTTGGCTTCCATCTTGATCTCCATTGCGGCGCGCGGCGCCGCCCCTCATCCGGCCGCTACGCGGCCACCTTCCCCCGCGAGCGGGGGAAGGGTTCACACCCTCACCGGCATGATGACGGCGATCTGGTCGGGCAGGCCGGGGTCGCGGAAGACGGTCGGCGAGCTGGGGTTGTCGAGGTCGATCGTCAGCCGCGGGTTGGGCAGCGGCCCGAGCGTGTCGAGCAGGTAGCGGGCGGAAAAGCCGATCTCCATCGTCGGCGCGTCGCTGTCGAGATCGATCGACTCTCTGGCCGAACCCGAGTCGGGGCTCACCGTCGACAGCGTCAGCGCACGATCGGCAAAGGCGAGCTTGACGGCGCCGCCGCGCCCGTCGGAGATGATCGACACGCGCTCGATCGCCGCGGCGAAGGCGTCGCGATCGAGCGCGACGGCGTTGGGGTTGGACGGAACGACGCGGCGATATTCCGGGAAGGTCCCGTCGACCAGCTTGCTGGTCAGCGCGATCGCTCCCGCCTCGACGCGGATCTTCGCCGCCGAGACGCCGAGCTTGATCTCGCCGCCCGACTCGACGGCGCCGGCGAGGCGGCCGATCTCGACGCAAGCGGCGCGCGGTACGATGACGGATGGCATGGCGGCGGCGCCAGCGGGCAGCGCGACGTCGCGCAGCGCCAGCCGGTGGCCGTCGGTGGCGACGGCGCGCAGCCGCGCCGGCTCGGCGCTCGCCTCGAGGAAGATGCCGTTGAGGTAATAGCGCGTCTCTTCGGTCGAGATCGCATAGGCGACATCGGCGATCAGCGCGCCGAGCAGGGCGGCCGGCATGGCGAATTCGCAGGTCGGCGGCTCGGCGGCGAAATCGGGGAAGTCTTCGGCCGGCAGCGTCGCCAGCGAAAAGCGCGCGCGGCCCGAGCGGATCGACAGGCGGTCGTCGGCCCAATCGAAGCCGACCTCGGCGTCGGGCGCGAACTTGCGCAGGATGTCGGCGAGGATATGGGCCGGCGCGGTGACGGCGCCTTCGGCCTCGACCTTCGCCGCGGCGCGCGCCGACAGCGCCATGTCGAGATCGTTGGCGACGAACGTGACGGCGCCGTCGCTGACGACGATCTTGAGGTTGGCGAGGATCGGGATCGTCGAGCGGGCTGGCGCGATCTTGGCGGCCGGCGCGAGCGCGGCGAGCAGCGGCTTGACGAGGGCGGAGAAACGCATCGGCGGGTTCCTGATTGATGGGGATGGCGCAGCGGGAGATGGCGTCGCCGCCCCCCGCCGGGCGATGATGGTCAGGCTTCCGGCGCGCCTTCGAAGCCGGGCAGGCCGGTCTGCTGGACGGCGATGGCGAAGTCGCTCTGGACGCGCTGGCGCAGCCAGAATTTCCAGCGGTACATCGCATAGGTCCACTCGAGCACGCCGTTCTTGACGCGGTAGCGCAGACGCGCCGGGATGCCGACCAGCGAGCCGTCGACGAACAGCGGCAGCCGCAGCATGAACAGGCCGGGGACGACCAGCGGCTCGCCGTCGCCGTTCTTGTGCTCGGTCGAGAAGTGGATCTCCGCTTCGCCGCTCTGCATCAGATGCGCGTTGACGACGCGCTCCTCGACGTTGACCTTGAGGCCGCGCGCCAGCATCACCATCTCGGTCGGGATGGCGAACTTGGTCTTGAACAGCGGCTCGTATTCTTCGCGCTCGCTGTCGAGCGGCACGCTGAGATCGGAGATGTGTTCCTCGACGAAGGCGCCGAATTCGAACTGGGTCATCGGCTTGCCGTCGCCGTCGATCCACGCGGTGAATTCCTCGGTGACGGGGAAGGCGTAGTCGACGCGGTGGTCGCAATTGTCGGCGAGATCCTTGTCGTGGTAATCGATCACGCCGGTCAGCGACGGCTCGGGCCACAAGGTGCGGGCGAACAGCGCCGAGTGATCGCCCTTGTGGCGGTTGACCAGGTCGATGAACGAAGCCAGCGTCGTCACTTCCGCGACGCCCTTGCGTCGCGCGGGCTTTTCGCGCCAGTCCTCGAACAGCGACTTCAGCGACGAAAACGCCGGTTCCTTGCCGACGCGCTTAGCGACCGGCACGCTCGTCGGCAGGCCGACGCTGCCCGAGGGCGGCGACAGCGAAGCGGTTTCGATCGCGCCGGCGGCTTTCTGCGCCAGGTCGGCGAAAGTCTTGATCGCCTCGGCGTCGGCGCACACGCCTTTGAGTTCGGCGACGCCGGCGGCGGCCTGTGGGGTGTATGGGGGGGCCATTCGATTTCCTCTTGGGTTGGGCCTGATCGTCAGGCCGGTTGAGCGGCGGCGCCGCGATCCGCGCGCGCCTCGGCGTCGCGCGGACCGAACATGTCCATCTGGCTCGGGTGTTCGACCGACAGGCCGTGGTCGATCGACCAGAACGGCGTCGCGGCGAAGCCCTTTTCCTCGGGCAGCTTGGCCTTGACGGTCGGCTTGACGTCGACGCGGCCCTGCACGAACGAAAAGTCGAAGGTGACTGTGAGCTGCGCCTTGCCCTTTTCGTCGGGGCAGGCCTCGAGCGCCTCCATGACGCGGGCGAGCTGGTCGTCGCATTTCTCGACGAAGCGCCCGCGAGAGAGAAGGCCGAGCGTTTCGGCGAAAGAGCGGATGATGCGTTTGGCCATGCGGAGTCCTTTCGGTTCAGGCGGGGTGACGGGCGCGGTCGACCGCGCCCTGCAGCCGCGCGCGCGTTGCGGCGCGGCGGGCGATTTCGGCGGCGATCTCGCGGCCGCGGCGGGTGAGGCGGTAGAAAGCGCGGCCGGTCAGCGGATCGAAGCGCTGGACGGCGAGGCCGCGCGCGGCGCAGGCGGCGAGCGTGGCGGCGCGCACGCTGCTCATCGGGATGGCCGGCCAATAGTCGCCGCCGCGGAGCGTCAGCTTGCCGTCGCTGGCCATCAGGGCGATCGCTTCGCGCATTGCCGGCGCAAGGCCGGCGAGCGCGTCGCGCCTGCGCCAATGGCCGGCGGCGTAGACGGCGGTCATTGCGCCTCTCCCGCGGCGTTCGCCTTGGCGGCGATGGCTTCGGCGGCGTCGCGCGACGTGAACATCTGACCGGTCGGGAAGCGCAGCAGATTGAGCAACCCGTTCGGCCGGCTCCTGTCCGCCTGACAGACCATCCAGAATGGCCAGTCGTCCGTCTTGTCTGAAGCCGAGCGCGCGACGAAAGGACCCGGGCCCAACAGGCGGATGTCGAGACCGTCAAAGCGGATCGTGACCGCAGCGGCGCTGCTCATGACGCGCGCGCCTCGGCCTCGCCGAGCGCGGCGATGAGATGGTCGGCGGCGGCGGCGTGGACGCGCAGGAAGGCAAGCGCCGCCTCAAGGATCGGCGCCAGCGCGCCGAGCGCGTCGTCCGTTCCTTCCGGCGCGTCGACCTCCATGCCGCGCAGCAACTGCAGCCGCATCTGTTCGTCGAGGGTGCGCTCAATCGCCGACCGCCGCAGCCTGATCAGCAGCGCGCAGGTGTCGAGCGCCGTCAGCATCTGGTCGAACGGCTGGCCGACCTGCGCCGGGTTCGGCGTGAAGGCGGCGGCGAGGGAAGGGGCGGCGCCCATCACGCGCCCGCCAGCTTGGCGAGGGCGCCGATGACCGCGACGAGGAAGGCGCAGCCGGCGAGCGACGCGGCGGCGTCGAAGAGGGCGGCGACGAATGATTTGGCTGAGCGCATGTCCCGGCTCCGATTGGAGACGGGAGGGATTATAGGCTAGCCGATAACGGCGTCAATAGGAAAAGCGATTGACCGCGGCGCCGTCAATGCGGCGAGCACATCGCCAGCAGGCCGAAGGCGAGCAGCGTCAGGACGATGAAGGCGGCGGGAAGGTTGCTGGTCATTTGGCGCAGCGGTGCGCCGCAGTGCGGGCAGACGCGGGCGGCGCGGGCGATTTCCTCGCCGCAGGTCGGGCAGTCTCGCAACATGGCCTCTCTCCCCGGCGCCGATTCGCCTATCGGCGGGTGAACTTGCCGACCACGCGATGCGCCTTTGACCACTCGGCCTTGGCGAGTTCGATCTCCTTGGCTGGGTTGAATTGTCGCACCAGCCAATGGGTCGCGGTCTGCCGCACGAACTCCTTGATCAGCACGCGCGTCTTGCCCAGCTCGGCGTTGACGGCGTAGAAGATCGCCGGCTCGTCACGGATCGGCCCGAGGCGCGGATCGACCAGGACGCGCTCGCCCGGCTTATAGGCGGGGGCCATCGAATCGCCCGACACCAGCATCATGTAAGCGTCTTTGGCGTTCTCCAGGAAACTCGGCCGCGGCTCGTAATCAATTGGTTCTGCTGATAAAATCATCGCCCCGTCGCCACCTTCGGCGCTGGCGTAGAGCGGCAGCGCGTCGCGCGCATTAAAGGATGGCCTTTGCAAGACGTATACGGCATCGTTGTCGCAGGGCGGATTTTGTAACGCTCCCTGTAACGCTTTGCCGTAGCTTGGGTCGAGTTCGGCGACGTCGACGGCCAGCGCCGCCGCCAGTTTCGGCAGGTGCTTGGTGCTGCCCTGCTCGCCGCTTTCGATATCGGCGATCGTCGCCTGGCTCACGCCTATGCGTCGCGCCAGCGCGGACTGCGAGAGTTTCGCCTTCTCGCGCAACTGTCTGACCAAAGCCCCATTGATCATGGGGGTTTTGGTAGCTTTTCCGCGTCTCTTGCGCATTCGGATTTTTCCTGTTGCGTTAAAAGGAAAACCGATTATTATTGCCGTTCATGGACAGCGCCAAAGCATCCCGGGCCGAACTCGTCGGACGCGCCGTGAGCCTTCTCGGCTCCGAGGCCAAATTGGCGGCCGCGGCCGGCGTCGCCCAGGCGACGATCAACGAAGCGAAACACACTGGCACGGTCGGTCCAAAGCTCGCAATGGGACTCGACCGCGCAACCGGCGGCAGGATTTCCCGGAGCGCCCTGCGCCCCGACCTGTGGCCGCCGGCCGAAGGGGAGGGCTCCCTGTGACCACTTTTCCTTCCGTCCTGATCGCCTGCGATTGCGGGTTCGCCGCCGAGGGACGGCCGCGCGCGACCTGCGAGGGCGCGCGGTTCTGGTTTGGCCGCTGCATCGGCTGCGGTCGCGAACTGATGGCGCGCGCGCCTGCGGCGAATTCACCCATACCCCGAGGGGCGTCTGGCACGGCTCGCGAGGCCTCCAGCCGCCTGCGCAGCGGGCCCGCTGCGTTTGGCGATCCGGACCACAGGTCGCGCCCCGCTTTTCCTTTCGCGCTGGCTTCGGCCGACGCTCCCGAGGCCCCAGTGGGCGCTCCCTCCCCGGGCGGCGCGGCGGCGATCCTCCCCGCCGTCGCGCCGCTTGGGCGGGCGCTCGACCGCCTGGGCGCGCTCTCGGCATGGACGACCTTGGTTCTCGCCGCCGCGCTGATCGCGCTGCGGCCGTGGGGGTGAAGCATCGGATGAAGCCCTCCTGACGCCGCGATCCTGGCGCCGGCGGGGTCCTTGAACAGGGAAACGTCGTCCCGAAACGGGGAATGTTGCGTGAGCGTGAAAGCGGAAGCCGCGAGCCTGTTGCGCGAGATCTGCGCGCCGCCTGCGCCGGGCGAAAGCGTCAAGGCGCTGATCGGCCGCGCGGCGCGGGCGAGCGGCCTCACGTTCATCCGCGCCAAGAAACTCTGGTACGGCGAGGCGGCCAATGTCCTCGCCGAAGAATGGATCGCGCTGCAACAGACGGCGCGCCGACGATGCGGGGACACAGATGCGGTTCGATCCGAAAGCCAAGCGCTTGGGGCCTCACTCGAACGGATCGAAGCCGAGCTGGCGCGACTGCGTCTGCGCCTGGATGGCGCATCGCCTGATCGCCCGCGCTGAACGCCTGGCGGCGCGCGCCTGGCGGCTCAAGATCAAGGCCGACGCGCTGCTCGACCTCGGCGGCGCGGAGGGTGCCTGATGGCCAAGCGCAACGGCCTCTGGCACGCCGCAGCGATGGAACTAGCGAAGCGCTACTCGCCGGCGACCATCACCCTCATCGTCCACGTCAGCGAGCGCCAGGTGCGGCGGCTGCTGGCGGCGAATTCGCGCGGCGGGGCGGCGAGCGAACACAGGGCGCCCGTAGCGCAGGCCTCCGCGCCACTGTTGCGACACAGCGCGCCGTCGACCTCTTGCGAGCCTGTTGTTTCCGAGCCTGACGGGCTGTCAAGGGGCGAAGCCGGCCTGCGGCCGCGCGCGCAGCGCGCCCTTGACAGCCCATCAGGCTCGGAAGGAGACGTTGGCAAGAGGTCGACGGTGCTCCCCGCCGAAGCGCCAGACCCCACGGCCGTCGCGCCACGCCGCGCCGAAGCGGTCGCGTTGCTGGCGGATGGTCAATCGCTCGGCGCCGTTCAGCGCCAGCTCGGCTGCACGCGGGCCCAGGTCGATCGCATGCGCGACAGCGCGGTGTTGGCCGGCGAGATCGAACCGCCGCCGCCCGATGACGGCGGCGATAAGGCCGCCGCGGCCGCCAAGCGCCGCTGCGACGCCCATCTCGCCGACCTTGTCGCCGTCTACGGCGCGCCCGGCGAATTCGATAAGGGGCGGCCGCCGAAGGATCGGATCGAACTGCCGATCGCCGCCGGCCCGGCGCGCCACGTGGCGCACGGCGGCTATAGCGGCTCGGGCTCGTCGAGCCCGGCGGCGGCTTGCGCGGATCTCGGGTGATGCTGTCGCCGGCGGCGATTGCCGATCTCAACGCGCATACCGACCTGCGCGGGCTCGCCGAACAGCTCGGCGCGCGGCTGAACAAGCGCGGCGTCGGGACTTGCCCGCTGTGCGGCGGCGGCAAGACGGCGCAGCGCTTCGAACTCAAGGACCACGAGTCGCGCTGGGTCTGCGCGGTGTGCGACGACGGCGGCGACGCGATCAAGCTGGTGATGAAGGCGCGCGGGATCGACTTTCCCGCCGCGGTCGACTGGCTGGGCGGCGCGCGACAGATCGACCCGGCTGAGGCGGCGCGGCGCGAGCGCGAGATCGCAGCGAAGCGCGCGCGACGCGAGGCCGAGGCGGCGCGCTATCGCGAGGCCGAGCGGCGCCGGCTCTACGACATGTGGTCGCGGGCCGAGCCGGGCGTCGCCTCGGCGGCGCTCAACGCCTATTTCGCCTTGCGCGGCGTCGGCTTCTTCGCCGATCTGCCGCTGCGCTTCGCCGCCGACGTTCCCTATTTCGACGGCGAGGTCGAGGATGAGCGCGGCCGCAAGGAACCGCGGCTGATTTATCGCGGCGCGGCGATGCTGGCGCCGATGGTCGACGCGGCGCGCTTCTTCCGCGGCCTGCACATCACCTGGCTCGATCTTTCGCAGCCCAAAGGCAAGGCGCGGATCTGCGACCCCGACACGGGCGAGAGCCTGCCGGCGAAAAAGATGCGCGGGTCGAAGGCGGGGACGTTCATTCCGCTGTCGCGCGGCGGCGATCCGAGGCGGCTGCGCGCCGGCGAGGGGATCGAGACGACGCTGACGCTGCGCGACGCGCTGCGCGACGGCGCGACCTATCAGGCGGCCGGCGACCTCGGCAATCTTGCCGGACGGGCCACGGAAAGCGCGCCCCATTCGACGTTGAAGATGAAAGACGGCAAGCGGGCGCTGCGCATCCCCGGCCCGCAACCCGACTTCGATTCGCCGGCCATGCCGGTTTCCGACGCGGTCGACGAGATCCTGTGGGGCGCCGACGGCGACTCCGATTCCGAGACGACGCATTGCGCCATGGACCGCGCGGTCGCCCGCCGCGCGCGGCCGGGGCGCGTGCAACGCGTGCTGTGGCCGCCGACGGGCAAGGATTGGAACGACCTGGCGCGAGGGCTGCCGCGATGAAAGAGGAATTTCCGCTCGTCAACCGGGTGACCGAGCGCGGCCTGCCGCCGCGGCCGGTGCACGCGATCGTCTGTTCGCAATGCCCGGAAGAGGATTTCGTTTCGGCGCTCAACAGCCGTCTGCCGCCGCACACCGTCGCGGCGCGGTTTCAGCGCGCCGGATGGGTCGTGCGCGATCACGGCAAGCATCTCTGCCCGGCCTGCGCCAAGGCGCGCCGCGCGGCGTTTCACAGCGAGGGCGTCATGACGACGAAAGCAACCGTCAAACCGGCGATCGACGACGCGGTCAAACGCGCGCTTCCCGATCTCTATATCGAACTCGGCGTCAACTATGACCGCGACGCGCGAGCCTACAAGGGCGGAGCGACCGACGCCACGATCGCCGGCAAGCTCGGACTGCCGGAGGCGGTCGTCGCCGAGCGGCGCGAGCGCGATTTCGGTCCGTTGGTTGAGAGCGAGGCGGCGCGGCGCAAGCGCGAGGCGGCGGCGGCGATCGTGGCGGCGCAACGCTCGTTTCGGGCCGAATGCGACAAATTCGAGCAGGCGCAGCGCAACGCGCAGGCCGCGGCGGAGGCCGTCATCACCGCATACGGCTCCTGGATGGCGGCGGTCGCCGCACAGCAGGACCGCGCGGCGTGAACGCGCTCGCCGACTATCGCGGCCTCATCGCCGCCAAGAAGGTCGCCGCGCCGGCGCGCGGGATGGCGCACGTCCCGGCGTTGCACCCGGCGCTGTTCGACCATCAGCGCCACTCGACCGAATTCGCCCTGCGAACCGGCTGCGCGGCGCTGTTTCTCGACACCGGACTCGGCAAGTCGTTTTGCGCGCTGGAATGGGGTCGGGCGATCGTCGAGGCGACCAACAAACCCGTTCTGATGCTGGCCCCACTCGCCGTGTCGCCGCAGCACCAGCGCGAGGCGGAGCGCTTCGCCATCGACGCCAAGGCGATCCGCGACCCGGGCGCGATGCGCGGCGCGCGGGTCTACGTGACGAACTACGAGCGGCTCGACCGTTTCGACGTCGGCGACTTCGCCGGCGTCATTCTCGATGAATCCAGCATCGTCAAGAGCTTCACCGGCGCGACGTCGCGCAAGCTGCGCTCCGCCTTCGCCCGCACGCCGTTTCGCCTCGCCTGCACGGCGACGCCGGCGCCCAACGACCATATGGAACTGGGGCAACACAGCGACTTCCTCGGCGTCATGCCGCCGAGCGAGATGCTGTCGCGCTGGTTCATCGCCGATCAGCAGAACATGGGCCGCTATCGCGTCAAGGCCGCGGCGCGGCGCGCCTTCTGGGAATGGGTGGCGAGCTGGGCGCGGGCGATCGGCAAACCATCGGATCTCGGATTCTCCGATGACGGTTTCGTCTTGCCCGAGCTCGTCGTCGAGCATCACGAAGTCTCGGCCGACCGGACGCTGAACGCCGGGGCGGAGAAGGACGGGCAGGGGCTGCTGTTTCGCGTGCCCGACACGTCGGCGACCTCGATCCACCGCGAAAAGCGGCTGACCGCCGCCGCGCGGGCGGACGTCGTCGCCGCGACCGTCGCCGCGGAACCGCGCGAACCGTGGATCGTTTGGGTCGACACCGACTATGAAGCCGACGCCGTCATGGCGCGGCTGCCCGGCGACTTCCTCGAGGTTCGGGGATCGATGCCGGCCGACGAAAAAGAGGCGAAGCTCGACGGCTTCTCGACCGGCCGCGTCCGCGGCATCGTCACCAAGGCGAGCATCGCCGGCTTCGGCCTCAACTGGCAGCATTGCGCCCGCCAATGCTTCGCCGGACTGTCGTTCTCCTACGAGAGCTACTACCAGGCGATCCGCCGCTGCTGGCGCTTCGGGCAGAAGCGTGAAGTGCGCGCCCATGTGGTGTGCGCCGACACTGAGCGGTCGATCTGGGCGGCGATCGCCCGCAAGGCCGGCGACCACGAAGCGATGAAGCGCGAGATGGTCGCTGCGATGCGCCGCGCCGCGCTGACCAGCGGCATTCTCGACGACTACCGACCCGATCAGGAGGCGCATTTGCCCGCGTGGCTGGCATGAAGGTGCTCGATCAGGCCGCAGGCCGCGACTGGACCTTGTTGAACGCCGACTGCGTCGAGGCGATGGCCGAGATGCCGGCCGCCTGCGTCGACTTCTCGGTCTACTCGCCGCCGTTTTCCTCGCTCTACATCTATTCGGAATCCGAGCGCGACATGGGCAACGTCGCCAACGACGCTGCGTTTCAGGCCTGCTATCGCGCCGCGGTGCGCGAGAAGTTCCGCCTGACCAAACCGGGCCGGCTGACGGCGATCCACGTCAAGGACCTCGTCTATTACTCGAACGCCAGCGCGCGCGGCGACCGCGGCCTGCGCGACTTCACCGGCGACTGCATTCGCACGCATCTCGCCGAGGGGTGGAGCTTTCACACGCGGATCACGATCTGGCGCGATCCGGTCAAGGAGCAGCGCAAGAGCAAGCCGGACGGCCTGCTGTTCAAGAACTTCAAGGCCGATGCGGCGCGCTGCCGGGTCGGCATGCCGGAATACATGATCGTCTTCCGCAAGTGGGGCGACGGCATGGATGAGGCGACGCCGATCGTCCACGACGAGCGCGAGTTTCCGCTGTCGATCTGGCAGCAGTGGGCCTCGCCGGTGTGGCTGGACACGCGCGAAACCGACGTGCTCAACGCCAAGATCGCCCGCGACGACGAGGCTGAGAAGCACCTTTGCCCGATGCCGCTCGATCTCAGCGAACGCTCGATCCGGCTGTGGTCGAACCCGGGCGACGTCGTGCTGTCGCCATTCGCCGGCGTCGGGTCGGAGGGCTGGTCGGCCTTGAAGGCGCAACGGCGCTTCGTCGGGATCGAACTGAAGGACGCCTATTTCCGCCAGGCGGCGAAATATCTCGCCGAGGCCGAGGCGTCGGCGAGCGACGGGCTTTTCGGCGCCGCGAGGGCGGCTGAATGAACGCCGCGCCCGAATCCCCCGCGCGCGAAGCCGTGCTGGCGGCGCTCGCCGCTGCGCCGCCGATCGTCGGCGATCTCGGCGACGGCGCGCCTGAACCCACGGACCCGCCTGCCACGAGCGGCGATTCCGATGCCGCCGTCGAGGCGACGCCCCAGCAGCCGCGCCCGCTCGGCTACGACGTCGAAAGGCTCAATCGCGAATATGCGATGGTGCTGCTCGGCTCCAAGGCGGTCGTCTATATGGAGCGAGCCGACGCCAAGCTCGACGAACAGAAACGCTTCCTGACCATCGACGCCTTCCGCGCCTGGTTCGCCAACACAGCGACCGAGTATTGCGGCGCCGACGGCAAGGTGAAGTCGCATAGCTGGGCGGCGCATTGGATCGCCGATCGGCGACGGCGCTCGTACAAGGGCATCGAATTCTTTCCCAATCCCGACGGCGCGCCGTCGACGCCGAACTACCTCAACCTGTGGTCGGGCTTCTCTTGCGCGCCCTGCGCCAAGCCGAACGGCTACGCCGTGTTCCGCGACCATCTGTTGAACAACCTGTGCGCCGGAGACCAAGCGCTCTACGCCTGGGTGTTTGGCTTTTTCGCCCAGATGGTGCAGCGGCCGCGCGAGCGCATCGGCGTCGCGATGGTGATTCGCGGCCGAATGGGCTCGGGCAAGACCAAGATCGGCGAAGTGATCGGCTCGCTGTTTCCGCGCCACTATTTCCTCGTCGACGATCCGCGCTACGTCACCGGCCAGTTCAACGCCCATATGGCGTCGTGCCTGCTGTTGCAGGCCGACGAAGCGGTGTGGGCGGGCGACAAGGCGGCGGAAGGGCGGCTCAAGGGCCTGGTCACCGCGCCGATTCAACAGATCGAGGCCAAGGGCGTCGACCCGGTGCGGCTGACCAATTACGTGCGGCTGCTGATGACCTCGAACGAGGATTGGGTCGTCCCGGCGGGCAAGGACGAGCGACGTTTCTGCGTGCTCGACGTCGACCCGCGCTGCGCCCAGGATTCCGCCTATTTCCGCGAAATGGACGCTGAGTTGGCCGACGGCGGCCGCGAGGCGTTGCTGCATGATCTGTCGACGTTTGACCTGACCCAGGTCGACCTGCGGCAGATCCCGCGCACCGCGGCGCTGTTCGAACAGAAGGTGCGCTCTTTCCATTCGATCGACGCGTGGTGGTTCGACCGCCTGCAGTCCGGCGAGCCGACGCATGGCCTCGGCCGCTGGCCGCCCGAGATCGCCAAGGCGGCGCTGGTCGACGACTACGTCAAGCACTCCGAGCGCATCGGTCAGAAGCGCAAGGCGAGCGACACCGAGCTGGCGATGAAGCTGCGCAAGATCGTGCCGGAGCTCAAAGATCGGGTCGGCTGGATCGACGCTGGGCCGGACGCCACGCGGCGCTGCGCCATGTGGGTGCTGCCAAGTCTCGACGGTTGCCGCGCCGCCTACGCCGAAAGCCTGCAACAGGACGTCGAATGGCCGCAACCTTTGGGCGAAAGAGCGGCGGAAGACGGCTGAAAATGCCGGCGGCTGTCGAACCTGTCGAACCTCGCAAAAAGGTTCGACAGTCGCAACGGATTGATTTTGTTGGGTTTGGTGAACCTGTCGAACCTGTCGAACCTTTTTCCGCCCCGCGCGCGCGGGCGCGCGAAACGGCGAGCGCAACCCGGACGATTTTTCCCGGCGAAACGCCCTCGCCCAGCAAAAGGCAAAAACAGCGGAAATTGGCAAAAAGGTTCGACAGGTTCGACAGAGCGAGCGGGATCAATGGCTTATCAGTGTTGAACCTCTCAAAAAGGTTCAACAAGGTTCAACAGGTTCGGCAAAGCAAGGATTGCGCCATGTCAAAGCGGACGATGACGATCGAAGATGCTCTGCGCTGGGTTTATCGGGAGGAGCTGCCGAAGCGCGAATTCGGCGGCGCGGACGGCTCGTCGTGGTTGGCGACCTATGTCGAGTTGGGGACGCGGATCGACGTCAATGCGTTCGGCGTCGTGCCCTATGCGGTCGGCTCCGACGCGCCGCCGCATCCCGATGCGGTCAAGCTGTGGCAGGCGGTGCAAGCCCTCGACGCGCTCGAGATCGAAGCGCCGGAGGGTTGGAACCCGATCGCCGATCTCGGCGACCTCGGGCCGCTCGGCGCGGCGGCGGTCGCCAAGGCGTTCGCCGCCGAGACCATCGTCGGCGTCGACGGCAAGCGGCGGTTCAAGGTCAAGCCGAGCCGGCTGATCGTCCACTTCGCCGTGCTCGGCGATCAGGAGGAATGGCGCGCCGAGCCGACCGTGGTCGCGCCGGTGATGGAAAACGGCAAGGCGAAATGGTTTCGCCGCCAGACGGTGTGGGTCGATCGCGGCCGCTATGCAGAACAGAACCTCGGCCACTGGGCGGAGGTCGAGGTCAACGGCTACAACCTGAAGGCCAAGCGGCCCTATCCGGACGCCTATCGCAAGTACGTCCTCACGCCGGATCCGCACATGGCGATCGTCGCGCGCATGGAGTGGCAGTTGTGGCGCTCGTCGATCGACCTGCTGGCCGAGGACGTCGAGCTCGAGGCGATCGCGATTCTGCCGAGCGTGTTGCCGCAATGGCCATGGGAATGCGCGCGCGCGACGTCGCGCGTGTTGCCGTCGCTGGTCGCCGCGCCTGCGCCGACCGCGCCGCTTCGTCGTCGGGGGCGGCGAGTCGCCGTCGCGGCGTGAGTTTCTCGGAGTCGAGCGGAAAACAACAAAATGTCCGCCCGATTTTGACTGCGGCAGTCGCTTGACATAAACCAAACACGCTGAGAAAGAACGGGCCGCCGGCGGGGACGCGAGGCGGCCCTTTTGATTCCCGCGAGGGGCGTCGCGTGCTGATCATCGCCAAGATGGATGCGCGCGCTTTCGAGCGCCTGATGACCAAGCTCGCCGCCTTCGACCACGAAGGGCCGACGATCATGGCCGAAGCGCTGAATAGCGCCGGCGTGGAATTGCGGCTGGCGACGGTCGCCGCCGAGACGCAGCAGACCGGCCTCGCCGGCGATGTGGTCGACCGGGCGCAAACGACGATTGACGCTTCGCGTGGCCGGCTCGCTTTCAGCATCGTGGTGCGCGGCGGCTCGGTGCGATTGAAGTACTTCGGCGCGAAAGAAGGCGGCGGAGGGGTCTCGGCGAGACCATGGAATAGACCTTCCTTCTATCGCGGGGCGTTCATCACGTCCGGACGTCCGGGCAATCGCCGGGCGTCGCCGCGGCTTGGCGGGCAGGTCTACACCAATGTCGGCGGCGGTAAGTGGCGGGGACACATCACGCAGGTGCGTCCCGGCCTGTTCATGCCGACCGAACTCACGCGCGGCGCGACGGCGAAGTCGTTCGAAGCGGGGTCGCGCCGCGCCCTTGAGGGGATCGCAACGCGGCTTGCCGCCCTCCTCAACTGAGCCGGCCGACCCTCGCGGGTCCTTCCCCGGCCACCCCCAACAGCCCACGGGCAAGACGT